GTTTCCCAGTCACGATCACCGAGCCCTCGGCATTCTTGATCAACCACTCACTAGCCCCCACTTGGCCCTCGGACTCCCGGATCTCTAGCTTCAAGCCTGGAGCGATCTCCTTGGCGCCCTCTGCTTGCCCCTCCAGACGACGAATCTCGGCAATGGCCTCCTGACGGGCCTCCGGAGTTTTGGCCTTCTGAGCCCTCTCACGGGCCCTCTCAATGAGCTGCTCTCGACTTAGTTGCGGATGAACCCGTCGCTCCCTGGCCTTGTCGTAGATCTCCCGGTAGGCCCGATCGATCTCTGCCATCTTTTCCTGGGTCCACTCCTGACCCCGTTGAGAACGATCCCTACCTATGTTCTCGGTCAGCTCCTTGTAGGCGGCATCAATTTCCCTAAGTCTGTCCTGGGTCCAGGGTTCTGCATCCTTGCCCAGAGCCTTAGACAGCTCGCTGGCCCGTTCCTTGACCCCTTCGAACCGAGTTCGGATCTCATCGACCCGTTCCTGAGTCCACTCAGGCGCCTTCTCTGGAGGCTTGGCCCGCTCCTGTAGCTCCTTGTACCGACTTGACACCGCGTCAAGTCGCTCCTGAGTCCACTCACCCTTGATCCGACTCTCCCCCGCTCCACCCGTCGGCGTCCCCGCCACGTTGGTAATCTTGAGTGACCCGTTCAGGACGAGCGCCTGACCCTTCGTGGCAGCTACACCACTCCGAACCTTGCCCTTACTCTTGTAGTCGCTACTCATTTGCTTGACTTCGGTGTGACCCGCAACAAATGGTTGATGACCGCGATGGGCTCCTCTGGAGCGAAGTTCGACATCACGATCTGCTCGAAATTGTAAATACGCCGCCCGACCGGTCTGGTCTGGCGACCCCGATTGTAGTCCATGAGAAAGCGGCGTCCCTCGCCCGTCTCCTGAGTCACCGGATCGATCACCGTCAACTCCTCATCATCCGTCAACTGGAAGTCTGGACGAATCTCCACCCGTAGCTTACTGGCAAACTCCTCGATACGGTGAACCAGGATCTGGCTCCAGTCCCGCTTCAGATGATCGTCCGTCCCGTAATTGTTGGGCTTGAAGACACATCGGAACTCGATTGCCCCGATCATGTAGTCATCGCCCACCGCAGGCGTCTCCGAGGCCCATGGAGGGGTCACGTAGAGGCGGGTTGCAGTAGCGGCGTAGACGAAACGCTGGGTCCAGGGGTCATCCAGAGCTGCGTTGGCGGGACGAGTGAAGACGCAGGCGCCTGCCATCCCGAGGTCGTCTCCGTCTAGCGAGCCAGACAGGCCTTCCAGGCCGGAGAGCCCGGCCAAGCCGGGAACGCCACCGTTTAGGAAAGCTGCCCCGGAGTCCTCCAGGAAGGAAGCACCACCATCCTCGCCCGCCGCCGTCGCAGAACCACGAACTGTCCCCGTCGCGTTCGGGAACCCGACACCATCCGTGTCCCCTACGTCGTAGATCCATACGAACCCGTTCGTATCGCCAAGATAGACCCTCTCGTTTCCGTCAGCGTCCTTACCGACCACCATCGACTGGAACTCCTGGCAGAACTCCAGGAGCGTGATGTTCTTCAGCTTGATATCCCACACCAGCATCAGGCTGGCCCCACGATCAGTCTTCACTGTCGGTAGGAGGAGCAGGTACTGCTCCCGCTTGGGATAAAAGACACCGACTGCATCGATGACCCTTCCGTTGCGGTCACGCCGAACATAGTTGGGGTTGGAAGGGTTGATGAACAAGTCGTTCATCTGGTCCGATTCTGGCACATGCCTGACTGTGCGACCGTCGTAGAGGGCAAGGCCTCTATCACTCAGCCAAACCGAACCTGATTCGACTTGCGCGAAGGATCTCGGTGCGATGCAGCCGATGTCCGAGCTGATTCTAGCAGGAACGATAACCTCTGTGCCTGGAATCGACCGGAACCGAAGCACGTAGGTCTTGTTCCTCTTGCAGATCACCAAGCTATCGAAGTTGCTGACCGCTCCGATGATCCGATCCCCGTCACCTGGCTCGATGTCCAGGAAGTTGGCTGCTGGCCAACACTCAGGCTCCAACGGCTCGCTGTAATAGAGACGGTTCGGTCGACCGCAGATGGTGTAGGAGAGCCCCGTATCCGAAGCGTCCTCATACTCATCAACCAGCTTGAGCCTGGCGATAGGAGGAGAAGTGCCAGCGACTGGCGGGAGTACGCGCAAGATTTCGTACGCCCGACAGTCGCCAGCTAGCTGAATGAACTTGCCCTCCAGACAACGGTCCCACACGACAGCGCCATCACCCGTCACGATGTCGCTGCCAGACACCACGGATACTGTGCCTGCAGGAGTCAAGTTGGGAATGTCGCCCATTCCGAATAGCCGGTTACGGAAGTCCACAACGACCGGAACGCACGGCATTGGTGCGTTCAGGAGCGACAAACCTTCATTCAGAAAGTCTAGTTCGGAATCTGCTACCGTGTCTTCGAACGTGCTCGCAAGGTCCGGGTCAAAGCAACCAACCTTCGCCATGACTGGGAAATCACCGCTCTCCACAGTGCGGTAAATGCAGATCTCACAGATCTGATCATCAGCCGGAATCCTCACTCCCGCAAAGGAGAGAGTGACTTTAGCCGCTGGAGAAGCCCCAGTGGTGTCGACTTCAATGTCGTCGAGGTTGGGGTCGGACTCTTTGCCTGTGCAGCAGTTTCGGAAGGTGTATCGGTAGACGTAGGATCCTGCTTCGAGTCCTCCTGTCGGCGACGCAACCGAGCTTTCCACGACAAAGCTAGGTGTCTCGCCCTCGAATGGCGTCGGTACTCCGGCATCTTCAATCGCTCCTGACTGACCAAAGGCTCTCGGGTTGAACTTCTTGGGAAGAGTCGACCCGTTCGTGATAACCAAAATGCCGGGGTCCCCCAACCCTGCACTCGTCGAAGCACAGCCGTCTGGGTTGAAGGCCCCGGTCTCGAAGAGGGGTCCTAGATCAAGGAACTCACTGTTGGGAAGATCTAGCGCGTACGCAAGGGTCGCGTGCCCCGGCAAGTCCGTCGTTCCAGTGGTCCAAGACAGGCCCCCGAATATCTGCGTCATCTTCCGCTTGCCAGCCAGGTTGATCGGGTCATTGGCTGTCAGCGTCGCGTAGGCAAGCTTGAACGCCACTGTGGCGTCCGGTGTCGAACTGATCTGCGGCTGAATCACTGCGTTGAACGCAGAAGACGAAACGTCCTCATCCAACATCGCGTTGATGTTGATCTCGATCTCGCTATCGTTGTTCGAGCTTCGGTGGTTGATGCCACTCATGAACCGGTTCGCAATGAACCGTTCTTCTGGCATCGATTGATACCAGAGGGGATCGAACAATCCCTCAGCCTTGTGGTAGGTGTCCGGTGGAGGTGGCGATCCAGGAAACTCGTTCGGGACGAGAGGTGATGGCCCTGCGGTGTGGAATGCTACTGTGCGATTGCAGTTCCTCTGAATGATCTCGAAGTACCCGTATGGAATCGCTTGGTTCCCACCGGTTTCCGACCGGAATCGGATCGCAAGGTTGTCACCATCCTGAATGGATGAGAAGAAATCACTGGACCTTGCGTAGAGAGTAAACGATCCGGTTTGCAGATTGGTCAACCTCTCCGTGTATCGAACCGTCTCGTTCGTGGTGTCATCCTCCAAGTGGACGATGTTGATCGTAAAATCTCCGCCAGTGGTGGTGAAGATCTGACGAACCACCACTCGGACCTCCAGAGTCGCTCCATCCCACTCATCTGCCTGGTAAGTCCAAATGTTCGAGCTAACCGGAGTGAACGATCCACTGATGATCACTCCACCCGGAAGCCTGGCCGGAGTGACGGGCACATGCATGCACGTGTTGTTCTCAGTCGCTGGGGCCTGCACAACAGCAATCCCACATGCAATGAGCATCGGGATGTTGTTGATGTTCCCAGTGCCTGCCTCCAGCCAAGTCCCACCATCCGTGCGCTCAACCGCGACTCGGTACCCGACCATCTCATCCAGATCAGCACCAGAAGCGATCCCATCCCAATCGATGAAGAACGGAGCGCTGCCAGCCTCAAATCGATCAAACTCCGTCCACACCATCTGAGCGCCCGGAGTATCCAGGGCTGAGAATTGGATCGTCGTGATCGAGTTGCCTTTGTTGATGAAATCGTAGAATGCGGCCTCTGCAACAGGACTTCCGACTGCCCAAAGATCACCTGTTCCAGCAGTGATCTGGATAGTTCCTTCCGGCAGAGAGATGGAGTCCAACCCTGCGATCGTCGACGTGCTGGTGGAGGATGGGGAAACGCGAAGCCTGACCGGTGCAGCAAGGTTTCCGCCGCTCGTCTCATGGCGGAACGAGCACCAAAACACCACCTTCCTGACCTGGCTGTAGCGTGCCGGGGAGACGATGAGCCGACCGGCGTCTGAGGTGTACGCAAGACTGCCTGCAGTCGTTGAGATGATCCCCCCAGAGACCATGAAGTCGTTACCCAGCCCAAACGACGTGGGCAGGATCGCGATCATGTTCGATGCAGGGTATCGAATCCCAAGAACCATCAGGCGACCCCTCCGAACACCTGCTCAATCTCTGGAACTCCAGTGTCCTCATCCTCACGGGTCAACCCGATAGCGCTGAACTGGCCAAGAGCAGAATCCTGTAGTTCGTTGATCGTGCCAGTCACCGTGACCTGTGTCGCGCCGACAGGGATGACCCTAGCCGATGCCGTGAACGTGCTTGAGCCCACGGAGTAGGAGATGCGAAGGAAGCCGTTGGCGACGTTGCCGCCGCCGAGGTTGGACTCTGCTAGTGTCGTGCGCACGCCACTCTGCACGTATTGAAGCAGAACCTTGTATTCCGTTGCCGAGTTCACCACGCTCGCTATCAGATAACTCTGTCCGTCGTTCGATCGCTTGATCACCGCGGACGCCACCTGCTTGCTTACCTGCGCGTCCATCCGATATTGGATCTCGATGAAGTAGCTAGTCAGCACAGACTGCTTGAACCACTGCATGAGGTCCGCAGTCGGAACGAAGTCGCCATTCGACTCCGTTGCCGTGACACGGAGGCGCAAAGCGCCAAGGAACGCCTGGTAGTCGTCGGTGTTCGTCCACCTAGTGGTGTCCAGGGTTTCGAAGTCGTCGAATGGCAAGGAATCCGACCCAAGAAACTCTGGGATGTCGAACGGCTGGCGGACCTTGATGCTGTCCTCGTCAGCAACAACGATGTACTCGACCCCGCACTCGTCGGTGTACTTGAACAGACCGCACACCACCCCAGAGAATCGTTCGTCGATCCCTCTGATCAGGCCCTTCCGCTTCTCTAGCAGATCAGCTTCGTTGATGATCGCATTGATCGACCCATCCTCCAGCTGACCTGATCCAGGATCGAGGATGCCTCCACGTGTGTTCAATCCTGGCCATGGTTGGCCCTGAGGTCGCAACGGGAACTCTTGCCACTTCGTCATTAGAACAACACGAACGACTCAAGCTGGGTGGAACGGAGAAGGGGGATGCGAGAACGCGCGTCAGGCCGAATCACATCACCTGCGCTACGAGCAATAGTGTGCTCGCCTGCCACCTTACGATTGTTCGCACGACGCAAATCTCGAAGCTTGCTCTGATACACACCAGCAAAACGTTGGGCGTTAGCATCGTCCGTATCCAGCAGCATCGCGTGAGCCGCTGCCCCATAGGTAAGCACATCAACATGTTCCTGTGGGATCAGAGGGATCTGAATGTCTGGCTCATCCGGGTAGATCTGTCTCGCGAAATACTCGACGATGATGTGAGGATCTTCCTCGTCAGATGGAACCGTCGCGATGGAGCCATCAGCCGGCACCGGAAACAGTCTGATCTGCTTACGACTGTTCGGCCCTGTTTCGGCTGTCGTGTATATCGTTGGTCGACCGTTGGAGCGATCGACGCCACCAAGGCGCTGGTGGAAGTCCCACGACGTCATACCCATCAGTGGAGGGTTGTTCCAGTTGCCTGGTCTGACGTATTCGATCTCCCCAAGGTCCTCTGGCAACTCGTAAATATCAACCTCATCAGCTAGGTAGATCTTCGAGCTTCGGCGGATCCAGTCGAAGTAGCCTTCCTTGCGTAGAATGTCAGACTCTGCCTCCACCACAAAGCGAAGGTAGGTATCGAATTTGGTCTGACCACCCGTGGTCGCTGTGTACTTCGCATCCCCATTCTTCTCGACCAGGAGAATCGTTCGGTTCACGACCTCTCGATACGTATAGAAACTCCCGGGCGTGACCCGCACCGGTCGACGGACATCGCTAAACGTTGCGACCGAAAACAGGCCACACCGCAGGAGTGACAACCCGGCAAGACTGAAAGGACTGACACCAGCAGGCTGCGCAGCTAGCGTCGCACTCAGGAATTCGAATCCCGGGAGTCCAATGATTCCCCACAACGGATCTTGCCTATCCGTGTGGGTCAGCTTCGCCTGATTGAGATTCCGATCGTTGAGGTAAACCTCAAGAATGACCTCGTTGTCCTGCCTGCGGATGCGCAGACGCATGTCCTGCCAGAACCCCTTGTAAGGCAGGATATCACCAACGGTGTAGTTGCTGACGTCGAAGTTTGGATCGAGGTTTAGATCATCGGGTCCAAGTGTCACTTGAGCCAAGACAACCATTCCGTCCACTTCCGTGGACGACGGTCGGCTTGATCCTGGCAGCCTCTTCAGAGGCATGAACTTGATGATCTTCAGGATCGGCGCAGAACCATCAAGCGGAAATGTGACTCGCGCGCCATAGCCCTGGTCGTAGCAACTGGGATCCTCCTCAACGCCAAGATCATAGAGGACAGGGTCCTTGGTCATCCTCGCCAAAGACGAGAAGCTTGGTGGCTGCGTCACACCCGACGGAAGGGATGAGGCGTCGGCACCGTCGTGAGACCACATCGTCCGAACCACGTAGTCCGGACCATTCATCGTTTCGTTCGTATAGAAGACCTGCGTCTTCTGCGCCGTCACGTCGTCAGGGAGGATCGGTGATACGCCGGACACAATCTGAGTCGCGTCAATGGGGATGACCGCCTCGTCGCTGATCTGAACCCCACCGCATGCCACCGTGTAGTTAGTGCCGATGCCTCCATCAGTTCGATCGAACTTGTCTATGAACCGGTAGGTCATCAGTCCACCTTGCAATCCTTGTGCTTGCGCATGTTAGTCGAATCGCGCCAGTAGTCCTTGTCGCCAGTCTCCTTGATCTTCCCGTGGTAAAGGTCGGCTGGCACAGAGTGCGTGTGCCGGAACGACCCCTTGTTGCCACCGTCAGCCAGCAGCGATCGGCGCTCTCGAATGTGATCGTCGAACTTCTTTTCCTCCTTGGCAGCCTGCCGCTGGCTCATGCCATTGGCGTTCCTAGCCACACGCTTGCCAACCGGCACATGGTTGTGGTCACGGCACATGGAGGTGTCAATCATCGGAATGTCTGTCCTCCAGTCCCTGTGCATCCTCTTCCCGCAATTGCAGATCACCATCTTCGGTGGTCCGTCATGGATGGATGCACGAACCTTCCGAGAGGACCCGCACTCGCATTTGAAGTTGTAGATCATTTCCGACCAATCACCTTGGCGCGACCGCACCCACGCTTCCTACCACCTCAACCAAACCCCTTCTTGATGACGTTCTTGACTTGTCGCCACCTACAGGAGGTGCAGCGGAGAGAGAGCCTTATCTTGCTCCTCTCCGCCTTCACCGGCGCGTCACACTTTGGGCAAACGCGCGCCATCACCTACGGGCAACCAGCAACGCCAGTGCAAAGATCAGTGATGTATCCGATTGCGTTGGGGGCCAAAACCTCTAGGGTTCCCTCCCATTCCACCATGCCCTTGGTCGAGGAGCCAACCTTGGCCAGCTCAACGGACAAGACAGGGCGAAGAACCGCGATCCGAAGCTTATCAACCTCAGCGAAACTGATGCGATCGCTCTTCTGATAGCGATGCAGGTAAATGCGCTGAGTGCCGAAGTCGCTTTGATAGAAGTCGACAGTGTTGATCACGGTGCGATCAGCAGTGTCGATGTTGTACCGAACGTTGGAGTTCGGATTCAGGGTCAAGTTCGACATCGACCGCTTTTGGCCCGAGTTGGCCCAAACAGTGTCGGTCATCGCACCCTTCTCCCACATGTCCTCCAAATGAGCATTCAGGATGCACTCGTCGATGCAGTCATCAGGCGAGGAACCAGACACTGTGGTCACAGTGCCCATCTCATCGGCACCGAGACCAAGCGTCGTGGCGCAAGTCGGATCAGACGCTGCCGCATAAGCGTAGAACCCATCCATCTTGCGTGGCAGCACACCACCCGAGTTACCTTGCGCGGTCTGCGACTGGCGCTCCGAGTGGACCAACGCGAACTCGATGAACCGCGCCAGCTCCATCGATGCCTTGCGCAACTGATACACGTACTCGTCGCGAAGACCGGCCGTGTTGATATCGCGCTGCGTATCCGAGACGTCAAACGTCCGACGGATAATGTGGGTCAGGTTGCAAAGGCGCTTACGGGGCACCAACGCATCGAAGGTCGCATCGCTACCTTCCGCAGTCGCCTGAACGTCAGTGTTGCCAACATCTGGATCGCCAAAGGAAGCAAGGATGTCGACCAGCCACTCGTGCGAGATGTTGCTAGCGGGGACCTTCTCGAAGCCCGATAGGTACAGAGTGTCCATCGGGGAAATGTTCGTGATGATGTCCAACAGGTCTTCACGGTTACCTGTTCCGACATCGAAGGAGTTCAGCACTCCTAAGCTGTCAACGAATGTCATTGTCTCAGTTTGGGAAAGGGGTGAGACGGCCCCCGCCAGCTATCTACCTGGCAACTTGTGACTCAATCGATTTGCCAAATGCTGTGTCATCAACCTATCGCCAGCCTTGCGTTCGGCAGGGTCTTGCGACCTACGAAGACGAGCAACTTGCTCCATCTCCTGCCTAAGCTCTTCTTCTGGGCTGCTCTTCGATTCTTGTTGTGGCACATACCTGGGCTGCGACTGGACCCCGTTGCCTGGTGGGACAATTGGTGGGACCGCTGCCGCGCTCGCCTGGCTCTGAGTTACAAGCTCGTCGTCTTTCGCAACTGCGCGAAAAGCCTGCTCGATCGAACACGCCGGATTGCTCTGGCGGAAGGTGTCGATGAGGGCCCCGTGAATCTCAACATCGAATGCCGGGTAGCGTTGCGATAGCTCCACCAACTCAGCATGCCTGTTCTTCTCGTCCAAGGTCTGCAAATGGGGCATGATCCTTCCCACAATCCGTTGCTCGGCCTGAGCTAGTAGCTCATTCATCCGAGCATCCTGCAGGACTTGCATGCGTGTCTCTGGATCCAGGTTGTCCAGGTTCTCCTGGATCATCCTATTGTGCTGCTCCTCCAGCGCTTGAAGCCGTGTCTGCATCTGGCCGATTGTCTCGTCCTTCTGCTTCCCACCTTCCTGCGCCTGCTGCAGTTCTTGGGACGTTTGTCGCAGTCGATCTATGAGTTCCGAAATGCGCCGTTCTGCGTTCGGAGTTACTTGCTCCGCCTCGACCTGCGGTGGTGGTGCCTCGACCGGCTGAGGGGCCGGCTGGGATTGAGCCATCTCCTGCTGAGCTTGCTGCTGTTGCTGCGCCCTCAGCTGGTCATGCGCCATCCTCGCGTAGGATCCCTCCGGAGGAGGGGCCGCCGGCGGCCGTCCATCTGGTCCTACCTGAACTGGATTCGCATCAGCGATATCCGCCCCCTTCTTCTGAAGCGCTTGCCTCAGCTGAAGGGCCGCATTGTCTGCTCGCGCGTCGAATTGGCTTTGTGATTCCTCGGCCATGTCTGTTCTTGTTTTCGACGGAGCACGACTCCCGTCACGCCTTCAGTGCCAACACCGCCCCGAACCGGTTACAGAGGAATGGTGGGCGACCCTTTCAGCCGGCCTGCCCAGATTGCTAACTTGAACTGTTGCCGCTTCCGTAGCCAACCAAGTTGTCGTTACCGCTGTGCTCACCACAGGACTTGTAGTGATAGTTCACGGACGACGCGTGGTAGCTACTACGAGTCTTGCTGCTCGTCGCATTCATGGTTGCCCGATAACCCATCGGACGACTCAGAGCTTTGGCGTTGTCTCCACCCTTGGACTTCGCGCCTCCAGCACCTTCGTAATTGCTCATCCTGCCACCTCTTGTCTCTGTTTCGGACGACGCCGCTCAGCGTCTACCAAGGCATTTTGCAACTCTTCCTGCCTCCGGACAAGGTGGGCGACGGTGTTTTCGGTGTTGCCGAAGATCTTCAGGATATCCCGGAGAGCCTGGGATTTGCCCTGAAGAACCCGAAGCATGGAGTCTGAAGCCATGCAGGCCACCATCTGCTGATCGTTGTGATCAATCAGATCCTCCACCGCCTTGACCATGTCCTGGAACCCGGATGACTCCCGAAGAGCCATGATCCGATTGGCCAGGCCAAGGGCCCGCTCATTGCCCTCGATCGCATTCGTGATGCGGCGAAGCTCCTCGGCCTCCTGAGCCCTGACGTCCCAAAAGCTATCCGTCATTGCGCACCAGCGTTAGGGGCGGCCTGCATTGCCGCACTTTGGACCTCCCGACCTTCACCCCTCTCCGTCTCATTGTTACGCACCTTGGGGCTCCCTGGATCCTGGTCTGGGCCGGCAGCCCCGGCCACGGGGCTGCCACCTCCACCCTGCATACCCTGCATTTCGGCCACCTGAGCCAGCTGCATCATCTGACCCTCCTGAATCTCCTGCAGCAGGGCAATCTTCCGGTAGTGCTCCGCGATGTGAGCCCGCGCCTTGGCCGCTGTGCCAGGATCAGCCTGTTCCAGCATCTTGAAGCGATCCGTCGAGATCTCCTCCATATGGTTGGCCACATGGCGCATATCGTTGTCGTCCGGTCGCCGAGGCGGAACGTTGCCATGGTACCAAAGCTCATGCTCCTCCATGGCCGTAAGCAAGCCCGACTCCTCCGGAGGAAGGGAGATGAACTCGTCGACATTCCGAATGTCGAAACCCTGCTCCAGGATCATGGCCAACAGCTTCGGCATCTTGACCGCCTGCGGGCCATACATCTGATTGATGATCGGAGCGCGATCCAGGATGTTGACCAACTGCTGAACCTGCGTCTGCTTCGTGGTCAACTTGTGGCTGGCCAGCGGCTGCGCGACGAATCGACCGATCAGATCTCCAGGGCTGATCTCTAGCCGATCGTGAAACTGCATCCCCATCGAGCCCAACTCGCGAACGACCTTGTTGTAGCTCTGGAACTGCTGGTTGTTCCAAGTCATCTGATGAAGCATCGGCTTCACCACGTGCTCCTCGTAGTTCTGAATCATCGGCACGAGACGCATGTTCGCCTCGTCAATCTCTGACGTGTGCTGCGTTGCCGTCTTGCCTTTCCCGAACGGATCCGACGCGCCCATGGAGGGGGAGGTAGCGCCAGCCGTTTCGCGAATATCCTTCGTAAGGATGTTCTCCGCCTTCAGCGCAGCATCGCTAACCTGCGGCACGTGCAGAGGAGCCACCGAAGTCTGCACGTCAGGCACACGGAGAGTTAGTCCAGGTTGGAGCAGGAGCTGACCATCTGGAATGTTGGCCTCGTCAGAGATGAGCCACATGGGATTTGCCTCAAGCTGCGTAGCAGCCATCAGCAAGTTCCGCTTCATGTCCTTCTCTAGCGAAAGGCGCGCAATCGGCTCTAGAGCGCCAATTCCGTAGAACTCGTCTTCGAGGTCTACGGGCCGCCACGCCTGGTATGGCTTCTTCTGGTGCCAGAACGGGTTCTCCGTCACGCGCGCGATGATCTGTGGCCCGTCCGGTTCCACCATCACCACGTTTACCTGCTTGGTAACGTAGCTGCCGTTGTTGTCCTGAATGACCAACGGTCCCCACCACTCCACCACCTGGTAGTGCGGGATGTGCGGTGCATGTGATGCCTCGCGTGGATCAAACACACCGTACGCGTAGCTCTTCCGCTCCTTGAACTCGTCGCCAAAGCTAAGGTCGTTGGAGCCAGCGTGATCACGCAGTTGATCAAGATTGATCCAGTGGCCCATCTCACCGAACTGCTTGACCTTCCAGTCTGGCCAATGGCTTCGGTCTGCACACCACTCCGCATCGTCCACCGAACTGGCATTCGGAGAAGTGAGGAAGTCGAAGATGGAAACGTTCTCGATATCGTTCCCATCGAACACCAACTCCCGCTTCTTGATCTCAGTCAGCTCGACCTTGCTACGACCAGGAAACTCCTCGTCCGGAACGCGCTTACCAGTGCGGTAGCGCATCTCCCCGTGTTCCTGTCGCCAGTAGCATTTCTGGATTGCAGTTCCGTAAATCAAGCCATCGCGCACGAACCGGCTAGCCTTCTGGAGGAAAGCGCAGTTGCGCAACTGGTCGCGACACAGAGCCTCTTGCGCGATCGCATTGCCATCGTGTTCATGATGCTCGCCGTACAAGCGGAACCACCGCTCCGACCCGAACAACGTACGCATGATCTTCGGATGCAGAGTCTCGACAACCTTGTATGGCTCGGGACTGTGCATACGAGCACGGCCGTACGCAAACTGATCTAGCGTCTCCCCGCGGTACAACCGATACTCAATCAACCACTTGTTGCGCAAGAACTCCATCACGTTGAAGACATCCTTCAGCGATGACAGAACCGCACGCTTGGCCTGCTCCACCACGAACTGATTGTTCGCCAAGTTTGGATAGCCAACCGACTCCTCGTAGAGCCGCGCCATCTTGTCGGGATTGGTCTGATCCTCGAAGTTGTTCTCGACGAGGGTGTAGGGAGAAGAGATTGGCTTCCCGGCCTTCCGAGAATAGGACCCCATCCCCCGAGACTGCATCCCCTGCGTTCCGACTCGGGGGTCCGGTGGCGACCCACCACTCAAGGCGCCATTGCCAGGTGTTCCTCGATCAGCCATCCCTGTCCACCTCAAACACTTCGGTTATCGGCCCATCCCATCCAGGGATCAGCCTGACCCGGCCAGGATACTGCTCCTCATACCACTTTAGCCAGACCATGGCCCGATCCACCTCGTAGAGAGGTGGCCGTTTCTCGACAGGGTTCTCTCGACCGAAGAAGTAGGTCGACCCATTCGCCAGCGTGAAGCCCAGCAGGTAGATGGGGTCACAACCCATCAAATGGGCAATCTGGATCTGGTAGCAAACCGAGTTACCACCTGGGTGAAGCCCCCCATCGAAGCCCTCGGAGAGGTAGGGGTCAGCCCAATGGTTCCGGTACACACCACCCACCGTCTTGCCGCCTTTCGGCCGATTCACCCGCACCTTGGTGATCGGCCAGCGGCGCTTTCCCACCATGCGGGCCTGCATGCTGCCGGCCGTGGAGTAAGGCCCACCACCGAACAGCATCTCCTCTCCTACGATGCAAAGGGATTCGGGGCATCGATCGAGGTGAGATCTTTCGGACTTCCAGACTTTTGAGTCAAAGACAGTCCATATGCTGGGGACCAGCGCTCGGAGGGTCCAATTGGATCCGAGAACGATTCGATCCCTAGCTCGCTGCAATCCTGGGGACTCAACCAAACCTCCGGCTCCCCCAAGTAGGTAGGCAGGCTGTCCTTCACCGATCCCAGTAAGCCAACCCGGATCAGAACCTCGGCGGCCCTGTGTTGGTAACTGTGTCGCTCTAAAATCCGGGAGGAGCATGCCTGACCAATCCTCTCTGCTTCACGTGGGGAATCTATGTAGTACTGCACCAACTCAAGGAAGTGCCCTGGATCAGACGCCCGCGGCGCCATCGGGAACAGTCGAGCCAGCTCAGGCCTCGTGTCGTCACTCACAACCAGCGTTCCACAAGATGCCATCTCCAAGAACCTTGGATTGATGTGCGTCGCAGGGAGATTGCCGTCATTCCAAAAACCAGTCCCCTCGTGCTTCGGAAAGTGCTGGCAAGGCTCCAAGCCCTTGGGGAAGGGGTCGTGCCGGCTGCGCCCAAGCACTCGCTTCTTGAAGCAATCCTTGGTGATCGCAGGGTCCCTGTGCACGTTCAAGCCAACAGTGCAACCGCCATACAGAGTCGGATGCTGCTCCATACCAACCCACTTGGGATGACCCTTTCCCACCGTGCCGAAAAACCGAATGTCAGCACCCTCGACCAAATCCTGAACCGGGGCAAGCCACCTCTTGCGAGGGATTAGAGTTGCATTGCCAAGGAAGAATGCCGGTGTTCCACGAAGGAACTTACCCTTGGTATTCCAGTATGGCCGGTACTTGAAGTGCGCAACATCCGCGGCCGGAGGCAGGTAGAACACATTGGATCTCCTTTCCCGGCTACGCCTGTGCACTTCCACCGTGCATGGATCCATCGTGAACACGAACTTGAACGACGGGGAGTACTTCGCCGTCTCTCCTACCTCATAGGGCTCATCGCACAGATAGACCGCAGTTCGAACCCCATGCCTGTGGAGATAGTTTAGGAAATCCTGGTTCGATGCGGCACGACCATGATGGGCCCAAACCAAGTCCGGCTTGAACTGCAGGATGTTACGGGCGAGATCCTTGCCAATCCCCCTCGGGGCAGTCGATCGATACGGACTTCTTGCACCGATGTTCGCCTTCCGGAGAACTCGGATGTCGAAGACTTTGACCTCGCAACCTATACCGTGAAACCCATTGACCCATCCTCCTCGGTAGTCGTCGGAGTAGATGAGGCCTGAGTCGTCGGCAATGGCGACTCGAACTGCGCCTTTCGTTTTGGTGATCTCGCGCGCCAAGTTTCCTGCCTTTCAACATCCAAAACGCTGTACCGAACCGCAGGGGCATGCCAACTCGTCCCACCGTCCTCTAGCGATCGCTTGCTCCAAAAATGAACTGGCTCCCCATCCTTGATGGGAACCCCAAGCCTGGTGAGTGCCTCCCGCTTCAACATGGCAAACCGAATGTCCTCTGGCAGTCGGTGCCTGTTTCTACGCACCGGGTTTGCCGATGTTGACTGCGTATTCGGCGCCGCATCGACAACGTAGGTTTGCGGATCTCGCTGGAACACCTTCCACATCTTGCCAAACCACCCCTCGTCATCGAGCCGAACCTCCGGAGGGATCAGGGCGACCAGTGGTGACAGGAGGTAGTCGAGCGATGCGGATATGCAACCATTCAGGTACTGAGGCTGATGGTTCCTGATCACAGAAAACTCGTTCGGGAGCGCCCGTAGCAAGCCATCAATCCTCGACGCATCGCTCTTCGTACACCCGTCAAACACAACGACAAGCCTCGTCGGAATGTCCGTTTGCTCCGCTACATCCTGAATGCAGTCTTCAGCTGCCTCCAACAGGTGCGTCGGAATCGGAATGATCACGTCTAGCATGCAGTGCTTCATCTTGTTGCTTGCCGCCCTCGATCGCTATGAACTTGCGCTGGCACCGCGCAGAGCAGAACGCGATGTAGCTCCGATTCGCGCGCACTGCTGCGCGCACAGGTCCCGCAGGGACAATGATGTCATCAGAGCACCCATGACACGGAATCATCGTGCTCTCGTTCGACAGCTGGAGGCTCATCGTCTTTCTTCCTCACCTTCGCAACCTCCTCACGAGTTGGATTCCCTGCAGGTGCCTGCTTGACCTGTTCCAAGTTCGTTCGAGGTTCAAACCTATACTGATCCGCACCGGTCAACGGCAGTTCATTGCTGTGCACAGTGCTAGTGGAGAGTTGCGTAACGCCTAGATTCACTGCTCCACGCACAGACTCCACCACCTGGTGAACCCAGTCCGTCTCACCATACTTGGCCTCTAGGATTCCCCTAACTGCCTCAGCGGATTCATCCGCCTCCGGAAGATGTCCTGGTTTGCGGATGATCCTGTTTCGGCGTTTTGCCATAGGTCTCCACTCCCAACAGAGTGCTGATTTGCTTTCGTGAACTCTCGCGCGGGATAACCGCGATCAGGGTTGTACATCCCATCGATCATGTTCGGCTTGCTGATCACCGCACCGGCCGAACGCCAGCCTGGCGGAGGGGCTGGGCAGAGGTAGTAGCTATCGTCCTTGTCCCGCTTATCGATATCGCTGATGGCATCCGGAATGTCGTCGTGCTTGGAGTAGGGCCACTCCGTCATTTCCGCGATCAGCGGCCCCCACTTGCGACGGTTCTCACGCACGCGCCTGGAGAAGTAGATGTTGCCAGCACGGAAGCGAGGCTCGACACCCTCGATACGCGTATCCTTCACCTCTTGCGTTCGACCCGGGATCGTGATGATCTTCGGTCGCACAAACGTTCGCCTGCGAACTTCCTCGAACAACGACGTCAATAGCTCCTTGTGCGTGGTGTCCTCGATCACCACACCCTTGAGGTTGAGACGCTGATGCGCGTTCCACAGATCGCAAACGATCTGAACCGAATCCGAGGGCTTCCATCGCCCTACGTAGAAGTCCTGTACGTAAGCTGTTCGATTGCAATCCAACGATACGACCCATAGCGCTGTCCGATCTGCCCTCCCCTTGCGACGCTCCTCCGCGATGAACGCAAAGTCAGTGAAGATGTAGGTCCAAACACTGGTCGGGATATCGCTGTCCTCAATCACGCGGAAATACTCACGCTTGAAGATCTGATCATCCTCGGTCGTAGGCTGATTGAGGTAGAAACAAGCGAACAGCCGCGGTGGCATGAGCACCTTCTGCTGATCGATGAACGCACTGGTGATGCGTCCGGGAAAGAAGAGAGAGCCATCCGGGTTCTTCCACGCATGGATGCTGAACTCGAACATCTTCTTCATCTCCGGATCCTTGCGAATCCGGCAGTAGAGATCAGCAAAGTGATGGAGTGTGCCGATCATCAGCAACCGGCAACCAGGGTCTAGCTGTGCAAGGATTTCGCCAAACCAAAAGGCCATGTTCTCGATGGCCTCCGGAGTTCGGGTGTTCTCTTGCGAAACCACGTCGTCCATCACCACTAGGTCCCAGTGGGACCCAGTCCACACCTCACCCGCACCAGCCGACTGCAGCGTCGACTCCTTCTTGTGCTTGGTCGTGCGAAGTGCGCTAACGAAGGATCCGGATCCCTCTTTCCACTCCTTGCCGCGATGCACACCGAACCGTTCGCGGAACCATTGCGAGTCGATGATCTGCATCGCCTGCGCAACGAACTTGCGCGCCTGCTTGCCAGTCTCTGAGCACACGCAAATACGGATGTTTGGGTTGCGAGCGATCTCCCAACACACCAACCCCACATCGAACACCGCGCTCTTGAATGAACCGCGCGGCCACAATTGCATCTTGTAGGTGTAGATCACCCGACCGTCTGCCTCCGGATCGGGTCGACTGTTCCAGTTCAAAATCTCGTGCGCACCACGACCATGCGGCTCCTCCTGGGCATCGGGTGCAGCTCCGCAATCACGGACGAAGTCAAGAAAGCCTTCGATGGAGGTGTACCACTCCCGCTCCTGCTGGAGTCGGTATTCGCGCAGGTGCTCAGGCGAAATCTGGTCGAGAGCCGCAGTCTCGCCTAGATCACCTGATGCCACTTGAACCGAAGGTTCGGTCCCTTCTCGTTCTTCACCCACCACTTCCATCCTTTGCGCTTGGCTTGCTGCTGCTTGTTGATCCTCAATCTCTTGTTGTGAGCCACTGACCGATCGAGAGACATTACAGCAGCATCCTCAATCGTGGCAGTCCCATAGAAGTCAGCCCAGATGTCCTTTCGCAACTTGACCGGATAGTGGGCTTTGAGGACATCCAGCATCTGAACGTCGCTCCAGCCCTTCTTTCCCCGATACTCTTCGTCGTAACCACCTGCAGCGAAGAAGTCGTCCCGATGGATGAGGTAGGTGTTCGGGGACGTGGGGTTGATCTCTCCCTCTCGACCCCCATCCGCGTGGCGCAAGCAGTACTTGGTCACTAGGCCACGGCGATTCCGCTTTGCCTCCTTGATCAGCTTCCGGAGGTTAGGCTCGTCGAAGACCATGTCCGGATCGATCATCACACACCACCCAGAGGCCCGATCCATGCCGAGGTTGCGAGCACCCATCTGGTTCCACTCGATGTCGTCGTCAATCCGGTAGACCTCCCAGTTGATCATCTTCGGAACCGGGGGATCACCATGGTCATCGACAACAATGACCCTTACCTGGTCTCGCACCTCCTTGGCATGCTCGTAGAAGGACTTGACCTGGAACTCCAGCATCCTCGGCTGACCATAGACAGCCATCACGATCGTTAGAGCCATTTCTCCCAAAACCAGGACGCCTCCTTCGCCACTTGGTAGTACTGCTCACGGGTCAGTTCCCCCGGAGGGGACGAGTTGCAAGGAGTCATGTCGACGGTGTCGAGATCGAGATTGTCGATGCCGAGAGCGCGAGACGCACAACCAAGGTAGTCCTTGCTCTCCGTCATTCGACTGAACTCGATCTTCGTCACATTCGGAAGACGGAGCAGACGATCGAGGTGTTTGAGATCACTGCTCAGTCTTTTGAGCAACTCATCCCATCGATGCCTCGCCCGGTAGTACGACGACCGCATGATGGCGACCGGATCACGAACAATGACCCCAAGACGATCCACGCCATCAATATGGTCAGCCCTGTTTCGAAGGAATCCATTCACCTCTCCGTAGTTGCCGATGATCGGACCATTCTCGATCCGAAAAGACTCGTGCTGCACTTGCCACATCGGCGCACGATTCAACTCGCGGG